ATGAACTGTGCCCACAGGTAGACAGGGGGTAGACCGGTGGTCCTGGCGGTGACCTTATATATGGCGACCGTGTAGACATCGGCCGGGGCGTGTAGACGGGAGCGGCGATGCCTGATGTCGATCCTGAGTGGCGGGCACGCCGTACGAAGGCGCAGCGTGAGTGGCGGGCACGGAAGCGTGAGCGTGAAGCGGTCGAGCGGGGGGATATTCCGAGACCGATCACGGACCCACCGAGCAGGCTCGCGACCGTGACGGTGCTGCATCCGTTGGAGCAGCCACGAGAGCACATGTCGGTCGTGGAGGCTGTCGAGGCTGAGCTGAACGGCACGGGTGTAGCGGCTAGGCGCCCGGCCGACGTCGAGAACGCGGTCCGCATGGCGATGATCCTGGACAACCCCGGGGCGTGGACGCAGTGGTCGCTCGCCTCGAATCGTCTGAAATCGCTCATGGACTCGTTGAGGGCTGGTGAGGCGAACAGTGGCAGTCGTCTCGCGCAGTTCAGGCAAGCCCGCGCTGTTGGGTCGTGAGCAGCCTCGTGTCTTCACGCCGCCGCTGCGTGAGCTGACACCGGAAACGTCGCTGGGGTTCGAGGTCGCCGAGTTCGCGCGTGTCGTCCTCGACATCGAGCTGTACCCGTGGCAGAAGTGGTGCCTCGTCCATGCGCTGGAGCTACGCGAGGATGGAATGTTCCGATTCCGGAAGGTGTTCGTCCTAGTCGGGCGGCAGAACGGGAAGAGCCTTGTCCTGCTCGTCCTGACGTTGTGGCGCATGTACATCGACGGTGCACGACGTGTCCTGGGTACTGCTCAGGATCGTGGAATCGCCAGGAAGCAGTTCTTGGATACGGTCGAGGTAGCCGAGTCAGTCGCGGATCTCGTCGCCGAGTTCAATGGGGACCCGGTGAAGACGCGTGGCTTCGAGCACTTTGTCCTACGTGGCGGGGAGACGTACCAGATCGCGGCATCGAACCGGCGCGCTGGACGGTCACAGACCATCGACCTGGCATTGATGGATGAGCTTCGCGAGCAGCAGACGTGGGACACGTGGAGTGCCGTCTCGAAGACGACGAACGCAAGGCCGAATGGACAGCTGTGGGGAGTATCGAACGCGGGCGACGCATCGTCGGTGGTGCTCCGGCACTTCCGGAAGGTAGCGCATCTCGCCCTGGGTGACCCTGACGGGCTCAGCCTCGACCCGATCAGCGGCAAAACGATCGCACCACTGCTACCAGATGAGGCTGGCGAGGTCGAGGACGACACACTCGGAATCTTCGAATGGTCGGCGCATCCAGGGTGTTCAATCTGGGATAGGGACGGGTGGGCACAGTCGAATCCAAGCCTCGGCTACGGCGGAATCACCGAACGCACGCTGGCATCTGATGCAGCATCCGACCCCGAATGGGTCTTCCGGACTGAAGTTCTTTGCCAGTGGTTCGACGGGGCCGTCGACGGCCCGTTCCCGCCTGGGGCATGGCAGCAGGGTATCGACGACACATCGAAGCTGGCGAAACGGTCGAAGGTCACAGCGTGCATCGACGTCTCATGGGACCGCAGCCTCGCCCATGTCGCGTTCGCCGGTCGCCGTAAGGACGGCAGGATTCACGTCGAGATCGTCGCGTCACGCGCCGGTACCGACTGGGTTGTGCCATGGCTTGCCTCGAAGGACAGGACACGCCAGTACATGGCCGTGACGTACCAGGAGCGCGGCGCACCGGTGTCATCACTGTCTACAGCACTCGCCGACTCTGGTCTACCGGTCGTCACATGGTCCGGGACGGAGCTGGCTCGCGGAACCGGCCAGTTCTACGACTTGGTGCGCCGTGTCATAGGAACCGACGCGGATCATGGATGGTCCGATCCGGTGCTGATGCACCGGTCTCAGCCTCTCCTCGACGTTCCGGCCGCAACCGCGGTCACGAAACCGATGGGTGACGCGTGGCTGTGGGACCGTGCCAAGAGCCCAGTTGATGTGGCACCGCTCATCGCCGCTACTGGGGCGGTGTGGGCGCTGCTCCGGGAGGACGAGCTGAAGGCCAGCGAGTCCGCCTACACCGACCTAGATCTAGCGTTCGCATGACAGGGGGAGCAGCGTGGGCATTCGCGACGCATGGGCTGCTCTACGTGGCGTCCTCCCCTACCAGTGGATCGAGGCCGGGCCGTGGGTCGACCTTGTTAACGGCATGACACCAGCGGATCTGTGGCGTACCCAGCCGCACCTGCGGACCGTCGTGGACTTCCTCGCTAGGAACATCGCCCAGCTGGGTGTGCACACCTACCAGCGTGTCTCGGACACCGACCGGAAACGGCTCACGGACGACCCGATGGCGCGCCTGCTTGCACGCCCGAACAGCCACATGACGACTTACGAGCTGATGTACCAGACGGTCGCCGACCTGGCCCTGTGGGATGAGGCATTCTGGTGGTGCGCACCAGACACGGAGTCGCCGGTCGGCTGGTCGATCCAGCCGATCTCGCCCGCGTTCGCCGCGTCCAGGCGCCCCGCATCGATGTTCACGATCGACGCTGTCCAGTTCATCAACCCGCAAACCGGGGCGCGCCCATGGTTGAGCGTCCAGGATGGGCTGGTGTGGTTCCACCGCTGGAACCCGGGGGCGTCACTGAACACGTCGTCTCCTGTCGATGCTCTGCGTGACATCCTCGCCGAGCAGATGGACGCCCGCCAGTTCCGTACGCAGATGTGGCGCAGGGGCGGACGATTCGGCGGCTACCTGTCCCGTCCTGTTGGCGCGAAATGGGACAAGGACACCCGGACGAAGTTCATCCGGCAGTGGCAGGCGAAATTCTCCGGCGACGGGACGGATGCTGGTGGGACTCCGATCCTTGAGGACGGCATGACCTGGCAGCAGTCGAGGTTCTCGGCACGCGAGGAGGAATGGGCCGAGGGAACGAAACTGTCCCTCGCACAGGTAGCCAGCGTCTACCAGGTGAACCCGACCATGGTGGGTCTATTGGATAACGCGAATTTCTCGAACGTTCAGGCGTTCAGGCAGATGCTCTACTCGGACACGCTCGGAGCACCGATCGCCGAGATTGAGGGACGCATCAACACGTTCATCGTCCCGAAAGTCTCGAAGGCGTCGGGCGTGTATGTTGAGCTGAACATCGCGGGGAAACTGAAGGGCTCGTTCGAGGAGCAGGCACAGATCATCTCCACCTCGGTCGGCCGTCCATGGATGACCGCCGATGAGGCACGCGCCCGGTTCAACATGCCAGCGCTTGGTGGTGATGCTGGGCGTCTCGTGATCCCGCTGAATGTGCTGATCGGCGGGCAGGCGTCACCACGTGACTCCGGAACGCAGAACCTACGCGCGAAGTCAGTCCGGGTTGATGGAACGACCGTCCACATCAAGGCCGAGCAGCCGTCCGAGGTTGTCGACCAGGTGACGACACTCCTGGAGCGTTTCTTTCGCCGGCAGCGTCAGGTCATCCTGTCCCGTCTCGGCGCGAAAGACGACGACTGGTGGGATGAGGAACGCTGGGATTCGGAACTGTCCGATGACCTGTACCGGGTGGCCGTTACAACCGCGACTCAGCTCGGGCAGGACACCGCGGCACAGCTCGGATTCGACCCAGCCGACTACGACGAGGCACGCACCATGGCGTTCCTACGGTCGGTTGCTGACTCCCGAGCGTCATGGATCAACCAGGCCACCAAGTCGCAGATTCAGGATGTCCTCGACGCGGCCGACTTCGGGGAGGACGACGGGCCCACCATCGGATCGGTGTTCGACGTCGCAGAAGGGCAACGCTCGGGGGCTGGAGCATCATCGTTCACGGCGTTCGTCGCCGGGTTCGCCGTCACTGAGGCGACACGGCAGCTAGCCGGACCATCCGCGACGAAAACCTGGCTGACGAACAGTGGCAACCCGCGCCCAGACCATGCAGCGATGGACGGGGAAACGGTCGCCATCAACGACACGTTCAGCAACGGGGCCAACTGGCCTGGCGATCCAGAGCTCGGCGCGGAAGGCGTCGCGAACTGCCAGTGCACGGTTGAGATCAGCTACGACGTCTAGGGGGGACGATGCAGACGAAAACAGTGGACGTTAAGTTCAAGGCCGGGCCGCAGGATGGTCTCGCCGACGGCGAGTTCATCGCCTACTTTTCCACGTTCGACCGGAAACCAGACTCATACGGTGACGTTGTCTCCCCTGGCGCGTTCCTCGACTCCATGGCCGAATGGCGCAAGTCCGGGAACATCCTGCCCGGATACTACGGGCATCGTCTCGACGACCCGGACTACAACGTCGCCGGCGCATCCGACTACGGCGAGGACCAAAACGGCGCGTGGGTGCGAGGCAAGTTCGACCTCGAAAACCAGACGTCGAAAGCTAGCCAGGTGTACCGGCTCGTGAAGGGCAAACGGCTCAACCAACTGTCGTTCAGCTTCGACGTGGTCGAGTCCGGGAAGGTCACCCTCGAAGACGGAACCAAAGCGAACGAGCTACGCAAGCTGAGCCTGTACGAGTTCAGTTTCGTGCCGATCGGGGCGAACCAGAACACGTCCATTGTCGCCGTGAAGTCAGCCCTGGCTGACCTGGCGAAGGCCGGGCGTGTCCTCAGCTCGAAGAACGAGACTGACTTGCGCGATGCACGTGACCTCATCGATAAGGTGCTCGCCACCCTCGACGAGGATAAGGCACGCGCGAACCACGGTGAACCGCTCCCGCACTGGGACACGGGCACCATCAAAGACGCCCTGGCAACGGGCGAATCCACAGATGACGGCAACGTCAGCGAACCGGCCAAGGCCGAGGAGCCCGAAGGGGCCAAGGCCGAGGAGCCCATGCGCGGCGCGTCCCCTGATTCGTGGGCAGCAATCCTCAACCTCAACCTGATTGGAGGCCAGTAATGGCAACCCTGTTGGAAACGAGGGACGCGAAGTACAAGGCTGCCACGGACATCGTGGCGGCTGCGAAGTCCGCGTCCCGTGACCTCACACCTGACGAGATCGAGACTGTCGAAGACTTGAATGCGGAGCTGGTGACGCTCAACGAGCAGATCACGCAGGCACGCAAGTCCAAGTCGCTCATCGACCAGTTCGCCACGGTGAACCCGGATGAGCCGACGCCTGATCCTACGCAGACGAAGAGCCTCGGCGAGCACTTCGTGAAGAGCGTCGGCGGCTCGAACCTGGGGAAGCTTCGCCAGGCCGGTACGGTACTGTCCGCCCCGGAGTGGAAGGCGGTCGGGCCGATGCTCGTCGGCACCGCCTTCGACGATGACCTGGTGCAGCTCGACCGGACTATCGTGCAGGCGTACCGGCGTCCGACCGTGTCAGACCTGCTCGGCGCTGGCACAATCTCTGGTACGGCTGTCACGTACTACATTGAGGGTCCCGTCACCGGGAACTTCGCGGCGGTCGCCGAGGGCGCGACGAAACCGCAGCTTCAGATCGCGAACCCGACACCAGTCACTGACAGGATCACGAAGATCGCTGGCTGGTGGACGATGACCGACGAGATGGTCGAGGACGTCCCCTGGTTCATCGCTGAGGTTAACAACCGTGGCCTGTACCTTCTCAGTTTGCAGGAGGAGTATCAGCTGCTCAACGGTGACGGCACCGGGGCGAACCTGCGTGGTGTGCTCCAGCGGTCCGGTTTGCAGACGGAGACGCAGGCCGCTACCGGTGACTCGGCTGCGGATGCGATCTTTAGGGCTCTCACGAAGGTTCAGACAGCCACTGGCCTGACCGCCGATGGCATCATCATCAACCCGGCCGACTACCAGGCGCTCCGCCTGGCGAAAGACAGCAACGGCCAGTATTTCGGTGGTGGTTTCTTCGCCGGACAGTACGGGCAGGGCGGAATTCCGTTGCAGCCGCCGATCTGGGGCTACCAGACGGTTGTTTCTGCGGCTGTCCCCGCGAAGACGGTTGTTCTCGGTGCTCTGCGGGCCGCTACGACCGTGTACCGCAAGGGCGGTATCCGTGTCGAGTCCACGAACACTCACGTGGACGATTTCACCGCGAACAGGGTCACGACCCGCATCGAAGAGCGCATCGGACTCGCGGTGCGTATCCCGGCTGCCATCGTCAAGGTGACGCTGGTCTGAGTTGTTGGTCTGGCCGCGCCTACTAGCGCGGCCAGACCACACCAAGGAGAGACTCCCATGCAGGAATATGAGATTGAGATCGGCGGGATCATCCACACGGTCCAACTGTCCGAAGAGGACGCGAAACGGCTCAACGCCAAACCAGTCAAGCCGAACAAGCAGGCGAAACCACCCGAGAACAAGTGAGAGCGAGGGGCCGTGGCTGACTTCACCAACCTGGTTCCGATCGTCACCGCGGCCCAGCTCTCCGCCTACGCCGGGATCCCGGAGACCGACCCGAGGGTCGCGGACGCGGTCGCCGGTGTATCCCTGGCGATCCGGCGCTACTGTGGCTGGCACATCACACCCTCCATCACGGAAACGCTTGACCTGGACAGTGATGGTGGCAGGTACATCGACCTGCCCACGAAGTGGGTAACGTCGATCATCGAGGTCCGCGTCGGACGTGACACGTTCCTGAAGGTCCGCCGGGAGTTCGACTGGTCGCCCATCGGGTCGTTGGAGCGGCGTCACGGGCTGTGGCCCGTCCGGTACCGGTCCGTGCATGTGACCCTCACCCACGGATTCGATTCCGCCCCAGACGTGGCCCAGGTCGCCCTGGCAGTCATGGCACGGCAGCTGGCCGCACCATCAGGGGTCGTCTCTGAAGCGGCGGGCGGAGTGTCCGTGTCCTACGGGGCCACAGCCGGAAGCGCAGCCGAGTTCCGCATGTCAGAACTCGCGGTCCTCGACACGTACAGAATCGTAGGTGCATGATGCTGCCCAGTTTCGCGACGCAGGTGTCACTGCTGATCATCCACCCATCCAAAGTCACTGACTCACGGAACAACCACACCCTCGACTACGGCAACCCTGATCACACGGTTGCCGCGTGGGGATGGCTCAACCCGGCCGCTACAGCGAAAACGAAGGGCGGCACCGAGGTGTCGTCTGATTCGCACGACCTGTACCTTCCGGAGGGCACGGACATCAGCAGCGTGTGCGCCGTCGACGTTCTAGAGGAACCACTCACTGGACGCTACCTGGCTGATGGTGAGCCGCGACGCTGGAAGTCACCCACCGGGCGCCTATCCCACGTGCACGTCACGGTGAAACGCTGGACTCCAGAGGAGCCATGATGGGTGCGGTCGTGACGAAGATCGAGTTCAACGATGCCGGCTTCGTGCAGGTGCTGCGGTCACAGGGTGTGACAGCTGACATCGACCGGCGCGCGAAGGCCATCGCAGCCGCTGCTGGCGAGGGTGTCTCGGCGCAGATCAGCCAGGGACGCGACCGGGTCAGGGCCATCATCCAAACCGACACGCAGCAGGCGGCAGCGAACGAAGCCAACAACTCGTCACTGACGACAGCGATAGGGGCGGGCCGTGGCTGAACAAGTCATCCCCGCCGACGCTGAGACTGCCCTGATCCGTCATCTCGCCGCGCGCATGCCAATCGACGTGCGCGGGTTCCGTCTCGGAGCACCAGCACATCGGCAGATTCAGGTTCGCAAGACCGGCGGAACAACGGTCGACCCGGCCGTCGACATGGCCCAGCTGACCGTCCACGTGTGGGGCGAATCCACCGACGATGAGCAGCCAACCGAACGACTGGCGAGTAAGGCAGTCGTCTGGCTGCGTCTCGCAGACCGTGCTGGATTCCTCGACTACGTTCCGATGAGGAACCTGCGTGTCCTCTCCACCCCATACGCCAACCCTGACCCGCTCACGGGCCGGGCCCGCTACACCTTCACAATCGCCGTCGATCTACGCGGCACACCAACCAACGAGGAGTAAACAATGCCTGTCTCTGCACAGAACATCTACGCGGGCGGACCTGATCAGCTGACGACAGGCGCGATCCTCTCCGCACCTATGAGCGTGCCAGTACCGACCGATGTCCAGATTTTCGCCGACACATTCCAGGGGTTCGACAGCTCCGGATATGTGACTGAGGATGGGCTCAGCATGAGCCTGTCCAAGTCGTTCGAGCAGATCAAGGAATGGGGTGGGACCGTCGTCAAACGGATCCTGTCCGAGTTCGACGGGACCCTCAAGTACAGCCACCTTGAGGTGAACGAGTTCAGCCTGAAGGATACGTTCGGTGATGCCCAGGTGCAAATCACCCCGGCGGCAGCGACGCACGGAACCCAGTACAAGGTTGCTGTGGGCGCGGTCGACCTGCCGACGAAACGGTATATCTTCAAGATGAAGGATGGGAATGCGCGTGTGCGTATTGTGGTGCCGCTCGGTGTCGTAACCGAACTCGAAGATATCCCGTTTGTGAAGACAGACGCGATCAAGCTGGGTGTAACGCTCGGCTGCCAGCCAGACACGAACGGGTACGTCCTGTACCTGTACACCGACGACGGCGTTTTCCCAGTCAGCTAACAAGTCGTCTGCCGGGCGGTCCGGCCTCGTACCGCCCGGCAGACAAACCAATAACGAGGCCAGAAACGAGGCCAAGAAATGATCGACACAATCGTCGACGTGACATTCGACATGTCGCCGCCGTTCCGGTTCCGCATCCCAGGATCAGACAAGGTGTGGCAGCTACCACACCTAGACGATCTGCCACTGTCCATCCGTGGACGCATCGGCACACCATCGAAGGTAATCCAGGCCGCTACGAAGGCCGGACGGAAACCACCCGAGTCGGCCCTAGAGGCACTCGGCGAAGCCCAGCTCGCACTGTTCGACACGTTCACCCCAGGCCTGTCCGACCTGATGTCGGCGCCGGCGTTGGCGGCGATCATGAAATCGTGGGGAACACACTCAGGTATTGACATGGGGGAATCTCAAGCCTCTGCGGATTCCTCGCCGATCACGCAGGGGCAGTCGACTACGAGCTACAGCGACTCGGGCACCGTCTCCGGTGGGTCGGAACCGGACGCACCAAATGGTCAGACGTCCGAATCGTCATCGAGCATTCCGGCCCTGACTCAGCCATAGCGCGGGAGGTCCGTGGTCACGGATGGCGGCAGGAAGCATTCCTACTCGCCGACATCATCGACGTACTGGCGATGGCTAACTGGCAGCGCGGCGGGAAGAAGAACCATCCGAAGCCGAAACCGGTAGAGCGTCCCGGAAAAACCGACGTGCAGGTGATCGGCTCCGATCCGATCCCGGTGAGCGGCTTCGACGCCTGGTGGAGGGGTGAGTGATGGCTGACGCGATCGAACTCGCCACCGCCTACGTGCAGCTCGTCCCATCACTGAAGGGCGCGCAGGGGCAGATCGCCTCAGAGCTCATCCCGGAGGTGTCTGGGGCCGGTGACAAGGCCGCTGTCGGGTTCGGCGCGAAGTTCAAGGCCGGGCTGGATAAGCTCGGCGGCGGTAAGGCGCTCACGCTCGGGCTCGTCGGCGGTATCGCGGCTAGTTTCGTTGGGCTTTTCGCAATCGGGTCAGAATTCGACAAGCTGTCAGACACCATCAGAATCACTACCGGTGCCAGCGGACAGAACCTGGATGCTCTCGTTCAGGTTGCGAAGAACGTCGGATCGACCGTACCAGATTCGTTCGACAAGATCGGCCCAGTCGTCGCCGGACTGAACCAGCGCCTCGGACTTACCGGTGACACACTCCAGACGGTCGCCGGACAGTACCTTGAGGCGAGCCGCGCCTTCGGTCAGACCGTTGACATCAACACGACCTCGGCAGCGTTCACCGCGTTCGGTATCCAGGGCGACAAAGTTTCCGGTGCGATGGATGCCCTGTTCAGGGCATCCCAGGCATCAGGCTTGTCCATGAATGACCTGGCGGCAGCGGCACAGAAGAACGCGCCGATGTTCCAGACGATGGGGTTCAGCTTCGAAGAGGCGGCCGGGATGGCTGGTCTCCTCGACAAGGCCGGCATGAACTCGCAGGCCACGCTCACCGCAATGGGTAAGGGCATGGTTACGCTCGCGAAACAGGGCGAGCAGCCGCAGGAGGCGATGAAACGCGTCACTGGCCAGATCGTCGGATTCATCAAGGCGGGTGATGAGGCTGGGGCACTGAACCTGGCGGCGAAACTGTTCGGCACGAAGGGTGCCGCGCAGATGGTGAAGGCCCTTCAGGATGGGACGATCAACGCTGACTCGCTCACGGCTTCCCTATCGACCGGCACGGACACGATCATGGGCATGGCCGAAGACACGGCGTCGTTCAGTGAGTCGTGGCAGCTCGTAAAGAACAATGCGCAATTGGCCCTGGAGCCGATCGCCACAACTCTGTTCCAGGGCGTGTCTGATGCGCTTTCGGGATTCATGCCGAAGCTTCAGGCATTCGGCCAATGGTTCGCTGACAACCAGTGGGTAATCGGTGTAGTGGCCGGGATCATCGGCGTCACTCTCGTCGCCGCGTTCTTCTCGTGGGCGGCCTCCATTTGGGCATCGACGATCGCCCTGTTGGCGAACCCGGTCACGTGGATCATCCTCGGCATAATCGCCTTGGGTGCCGCGATCGTTCTCCTCGTCCAAAACTGGGACACGGTCGTCGCATGGCTCAGCTCAGTGTGGGGTGCCGCTGTCAACTGGGTGAAGGGCACATTCGACAACATCAAAGCGTGGGCGGAGTCTATCTTCGGGTCGGTCGCCGACTTCTTCGTCGGCCTGTGGACGTCGATAAGTAACGGGGCGACCACCGCCTGGAACACAGTCAGTGACTTCCTCGTCGTCACAATCTGGGGCGGCCTGAAACGGTCCGCGACGGACACATGGGAGGGCATCAAACTCGCAGTTCTCACACCTATCTTTTGGGTGCGTGATCAGCTGACTAGTGTGTGGACCACGATCCTCTCCGGGGTCGAGAATATGGGTCGTGGCGTCAAGGAGAAATTCTCGTCAGCGTTCGAGTCACTGTCCGGCATCATCAAAGCGCCGGTGAATGCGGCGATCGGCGTGATCAACCTGGCGATCGGTCGCCTGAACGGAATCCACGTGTCTATCCCTGACTGGGTTCCGTTCGTCGGCGGTAAATCCTTCGGTGTTAACCTTCCGACGATCTCGTATCTGGCGTCGGGTGGGACTGTGATGCCGCGCGCTGGTGGGACGCTCGCGATCCTCGGTGAGGCTGGACGTCCCGAAACGGTCGTGGACACGGGCGGGGTGAACCGCATGATCGAGCAGGTAAACGCCCGCCTGGACATCGGTGAATCGTCCGAGATGGTCGGCCTGTTGCAGGCGATGCTGTCCCTGCTGATGGGCGGTATCACAGTGACTGATCCTGCTGTGGCACAGCGGGTCGAGAAGCTGCGTTCGACGATCGGCGGCGGACGGATCACAGGCCGCATGGGTATCGAGGTGGTGAGCTGATGGCAACAACGAGGCTGACGGTCGTCGTCGGTTCGGCACCGCGTATCACGCTGCTCCTCCAGGCCGATGTGATCCAGTCTGATGCACCAAACAACCGGTCCCTGGTACGCGCCTACCTGGTAGCCCAGGTTCCATCGGCCGGTTCCTGGTACGGGTATCACGACGGTGTTGTGACTGGGAACGTCGGCGGTAACAGCTTCTCCGTGACCGGGTATGACGCTGATGTGGCGCAAGGCTCCTACGGGTGGACCAGGGGTCCGTGGGACTTCTGGATTCAGCACAACGCCGACGGCACCCTCAACATGTATTTGGGCTTGTCCGTCAACTATCCGCACCTGACGGGCGGGACAGGGTCGACGTCCGGCAGCATGTGGCTGCCGACGCTCACCGTCCCACCGGGCACACCGTGGGGTGCAACCCTAGTCCGCAACTCGGACTCGCAGGCGACCGCATCATGGAACAGGAACGAGCCTGGTAACGGTCAGGCGACCTCGTTCGACGCGTACCGGAGCACGAACAGCGGCGCCTGGTCGGCTATCGGTAACATCCCGCCCACATCCCAGCTGACGTTCGCAGTCGGCACGAACCAGAAGATCGAGGCACAGGTACGGGCCATCAACGCGGCCGGGTCCTCAGGCTGGGCGCAGACGAACCCTGTGTGGACAACACCGGCGGCACCATCCAATGTGGCCGCCCAGAAGCAGCCTGACAACTCGATTGTGGTTTCGCTGGCGTCGAACGTCGGCTACAGCGAACATGAGCATCTGATCGAGCACGGTGTGATGACCGGATCCACGAAAACGTGGGACGGCACAGTCCTCGCCACACTCCCAGCCGGAACGACCAGCTACAAACACGCGTCACCGCCACCGCAGTCGATTCATATCTATCGTGTGTGGGCTCGGACTACGGACGTGTCACATCTGGAGTCGGCGAAGGTCGAGTCGGGCAGTGTGCAGCTGATCGCCCCACCGAACACGCCGACAATCGCGACACTTCCACAGTGGTCCGACCCGAGTATCGCCCTGCGGATCGACTGGACACACAACCCGGTGGACACGACAGCGCAGACGAAAGCCCAGCTGTCGTACTCGGCGAACAACGGCGCGACGTGGAATGATCAGTCTCCACTCGTGAACGCCTACCAGTACGCGCTGGTCGGTCCACTCGGTTCGTCCTATCTCGGGCAGACTCTGCTGTTCCGGGTTCGGACGTGGGGCGCAGCGACCACAGGTGGAGGGGACGGGGCAGGGTCATCGCCCTGGTCGGCGACCGTCAAAACGTCGTTCGCCAGCCCACCAGTAGGGACGATCCTCAGCCCGATCGGCACGGTAACACAGGCGACCCTCGTCGTCGCTGTGGGCTTCGCCCAGGCGCAGGGCGCGACCGCTGTCCGGGCCCGCATCGAGCTACGCTCAGGCGCTCAACTCCTCGAAACACGCGACACCACCACCCTGCCGGCGACGACGATGGCGACGAAACTCCTCGACGGCCACACGTACACGGTAACCGTCACCGTCACCGACTCTCACGGGCTCACCTCAACACCAGTCACGTCCACGATCACGGTGGACTACACCGACCCCGTCCCGGCCGGTGTGAAGGCCGTCTACCTGCCGGAGCAGGGCACAGCCATGCTGACGCTCACCATCCCACCAGCAGGACCGGCACAGGCCGCAGCGGTAGCCGTAACCGTCACCAGGTCCATCAACGGTGTGGCGGAGCAGCTCGGAGAGAAACTACCGGCCGCATCATCGATGAGTCTCCTCGACGCGACACCAACCATCAACGGCACCAACCTGTACACGGTAACCACCTGGTCCATCGATGGTGCCGCAACCAGCGTCACCTACCAGCTGGACACGCGCGAGAAACGGTGGGTGTTCCTCGCCTCTGGTGACGACTACACGGACATGATCCGCGTCTACGGCAACCTCAGTCTGGGAGCCAGCCCGTCACTGGACCAGGCGCTGTTCAGGGCTGAGGGTAGGCCACGGCCTATCGCCCTGTGGGGTACCACAGTCACCGACGAGACAACCGTAACAGCCACCATCGACCCAACAGAAGGCTCCACAGTCGACCAGGTTCGCCAGTTCCTGCGGACCGCTCACCGAGTCTGCTACCGCGACCCAACAGGAGCACGCATCTTCGGGCAGGTCAAGGGGCAGATTCAGAACCGGACGGCCGCGAAGGCTGACCTGTCGCTGACGATCACGGAGGCTGACTGATGGCGCGCATCACGATGCCGCCCGGGACGATCGCCCCATCGACAGGCAACCAGACAGTCGACGATATCCTGTATGGCTCCCGGGTCACGTCACAGCGGTACGAGGTCCTGAACCATGACCCGGTTACCGGTGTGGATACGCTCGCCGGATACCTCGATGGTGTGGAGGCTGGCGGGTCACTCCAGTGGTCGTGGAATGCCCGCATCAAAGGATCAGGGGAGATCACGGTCGCCGACCTGGACAAGGCTCGCGACGGGTACATGCGTATCGCTGATCTGGACCTGATGCTGGTCAGAATCAGGCCGGTCACGCTCATCGACGGACTACCGGACTTCCCGCGCGGCGCCTACATCGTCACGGCACAGCCGGACGACTGGGATGACACAGGTCACCTGTACCGGCTGGAGCTGCACGACAAGTGCGTCGCGATCGACGAGGACCAGATCGACCGGACATTCACGGCTGACAACACGAAGACAGTCCTCCAGTGGGTTCAGACGGTCGTGCAATCGGCCGGCGAGACGATGAGCATCGACCAGTCGGTACCAGACCGTCTTGCGAACCCGAAAGCATGGAGCGTCGGCACATCGAAACTCACAATCTGCAACGACCTGTTGGAGGTCATCGGCTACAACTCGTTGACGTGCGACCCGCAGGGCAACATCGTCGCCAACAAGTCAGTGCTACCGGCGAAACGCCCCATCGTCTACGACGTGCTCGACCTGCCACGAGAACTCATCTCGGGGCCGACATCGATCTACGCACCGGCATGGACGAACGACGCGGACAAGTACAAGGTACCAAACAAGATCGTGTGCGTCGGTGTTGGAACACCAGATGCTGAACCGCTCATCGGGTATGCCACGAACGAAGACCCCAACAGCGAGTTCTCCTACCAGCGCCGGAAACGATGGAAGGTCCGCACGGACGACGGCGTGGAGGTACCGGACGGGGATGATGCATCCAAGGTTGCGGCACTCACAGCGATCGCCAGGGCCAGGCTGATCGCCGCATCATCGGTGCAGGCGACACGCGAAATCACCCATCTGCCGGTGCCGGTGTGGATCGGTGACGCTATCAGATTCGAACACTCTAGGTCAGGTATCGATTCCCGCCACATCATCACATCACTACGCGATGACCTGTCACCTACCGGCCTGATGAAATCGACGCTGCAAGAGGTCGTCGACCTGTAGGAGGCTGGCAGCATGGACGAGGGACTCGCGAGAGTTACTGGAGTCGGGCCGCTACGCATCAAGCTCGACGTCGACGATCAGCCGCTCCCCATCGACGTATGGACACTCACCGAGGACCTGGTCGTCGGTGACCGTGTCTGGTACCAGCTGCATGAGGGGCGCATCATCGTCCACTCGCGGGCTGGGAGCGTGATGCAGTGGACGACCATGCCAGCCGCCGCGAACTGGACCGCCTACAGCACGTACGGCGGCGGGGTTCCGTACGGCCTGCCACAGTATCGGCGGACCGGTCACACCGTCGAGATATCAGGCGGGTGGGTCGGATACACCGGGGCGGCAGGGTCTGTGAACGCAGGATCAGTGTTCGCTATCCTCCAGCCGCTACCTGCCGGATTCCGTCCCACGCGTGTTCTGCGTATGCCTGTGGCATCAGAACTGGGTGGGGCATGGGCACCATCCGAGCTGGTCATGTACGACGGCGGGCAGATCAACTGGCTACCGCGAGCGAACGTCACGCTCAACCCGTCAGGTAACACGTGGATCGCGATTCCGCCCCTGAGATTCCAAACCGCATGAGAAGGGGGGAGCTATGTGGACGTGGGCATTCTGGGGTGCAGTCATCGAACGCGCCATCAAAACCATGGCTCAGGCTGGTGTGGCGGCTCTCGTCGCCGCAGGAACTGACCTGATCAACACTGACTGGGTCGGTGTCGCATCGATCGCTGGCATGGCTACCGTCATCTCTGTGCTGACCTCGATCGGGTCTGGTGCCGCCACAGGTGACCCGTCCCTCACCGGGGCCGAACAGCTAGCGCGTAGGGGTGAGTGATGGAGCAGCTCTCGCTCACGCGTGGCGACGATAGGGCGGTCGCATTCGACCTGCGTGCGCCATCGGTGGCTGGATGGCCGGCCACTCTGACGATACGTGAACGCGTGGATGCACCGACCACGGTGCTCGTCTCGCACTCCACCGTGGAGCCAGACGGGACAGTCGTTTTCCATCTGCCGAACCACGCGACTGATGTGCTACCCCTGGGCCGTCTCGTAGGCGACGTCCAGGTCACATCACCAGACGGGATCATCTCCACGATGACACCAGAAGGCAACCAGCTATTCGACCCAGTCTTCGTGGTTGTTGTCTTCGGCGACATCACACGACCAGGAGACTCAGTTGGGAGCGCGGACGATGACTGGTGACATCAGCGGAGGATTCCCCAACCAGGTCCTATCAGGGTCAATCATCCAGGGTGATCCGCTCTACGGCACCATCCTCATGCCAGGACAGCCAGGACCACAGGGCGACACTGGATTCGGATGGTGGATGACATCGAGCATCCTGCAATCACCGGGAAACTCAGTTGTGATTAGTCCAGTGACTGGTAGAGCTGTACAGGTTGGTGACCTGGTGCAGTCGTCGAATCCGGGGTCACCCGGAGCTGTCGGTCGCGTTTCCACAGTGGCGATGTGGACGGCATACGTTGAGTATTACGGGTCTATCCGCGGTCCAGCAGGTCCTAAAGGTGACATCGTCGGAGTGGCGAACGTGAAAGATTTCGGCGCCACTGGCGACGGAGTAACGGACGACAGGGCTTCTATTCAGCTTGCTCTCAATAGTGGCGAAGGTATCGTATTCTTCCCTGCGGCTACGTACATCATCGGGACTCAGCTGGACTGCCCAGCCAATAGAACGCTCATCGGTTACGGCGCGACACTGAAGAAAGCTGACCCGTCGGTAGCAGCTAACGTGGCTCTGTTGCGCAACTACACGTTGGCAATGACACCACCAGGCGTCGACATGCAGCCTGGAGGATACAATGGCAATGGCAGCATCACACTTCTAGGGCTGACGTTCGACGGAGACGGCGCAGCGCCAGGACGCTCATCTAGCAACATGGTCACATTCAATCATGCAGCCGATATAACCGTGCGCGACTGCACGTTCCTCCGTCCACGTGGCAACCACGCGTTGGAATTCAACGCGATTAAGCGTGGGACGGCGGATAGCTGTAAATTCCTTGGATACATCACCGACCCTGGGTTGGCAGCCCAGTCGGAGGCACTACAGATCGACTGCGCTATCCAGGGAGCCGTTGATAGCGGCGCGACTGACGGGACACCATCACGAGATATCCATGTGACCGACTGCGTCTTCGACACCGACGGCGTGAATCCGTCTCCACCTGTGGCGGTCGGCTCGCACGCCATACCAGGCGGCCTGGACCCATGGTATGACGGAGTCGTAATTGATGGATGCGTGATCCGTTCATCCACGTATCGCGGCATTCACATGATATCGTGGCGCAATGCTCGGATTGTCAATAACCAGATTGTAATGGCTTCCGGAGCGAACGGCGGTATCACCGTGCGTGGATCAAGCCATGTCCTACTGTCAGGCTGCCGTGTGTCACTGGTGGAAGCGGCAGCTGGAGGCCCTGTGGTCGTGTCTGAAGGATCAGATCATGTGACTGTTAGCGGATGTCAGATTGCTGGCGGGAATAACGCTATCAATGTCAACACGTCGAATAAGACGGTCGTGTCAGGCAACCTCGTATATCATCCACATGGGTATGCCATCGTTTACGATAACGCTGATGGTGGAGTTATCGCTGGTAACTTTATCGACGGTCCTGGAACGACTGGCGGCTCGGCTGGAGCGATCAGAATGTCAAACTCGACCGGGCCAACAGTCGGAATCTCGATCACCGGAAACACGGTACGGAAGCACGGAATCTCTGGAGTAACCGAGGCTGCGGCTGGCATCTCCAGTTCGGGGACTGATATCTGGGCATTTGCCAACGATTTCCTCGGACTAGCTAACGTCTCGACTGGCAACGCGGTCAACACTGTACCAAACCGTATATGAGAGGTAGAAAGTGGTAATACAATGAACGAAACTGAACTCGGAACTGCCGAGGCAATCGATGTTCAACTGAACACGCAGCCAACCCCATCCGACGATGAGGTAACGGCCGCTGTCGCGAAACTGGAAGGGGACGCTGATGGCGACATTTAGCCCTAGGGTCGATGAGCTGCTGCTCACGACCAAGGCGAGCACACGAAGCGGACGAGCACCCAACAACGTGGTCGTCCATGGTTGGGCCGGGATGAACTGGGCTGATGCCGTCGGCCGTCTCGTCTACTCAGCTGACAAGGCATCCGCGAACTACATCATCCAGGACGACCGGCTCGCCGGATCAGTCCCCGAAGAGCTACGCGCCTGGACGTCCGGCTCTGACCTGTACGACTCGCAGGCGATCACCGTGGAGAACGCGAACAGCACCGGAGCACCTTCGTGGCAGTTCTCGGACTCCACGTTCGAGGAGCTGGCCCAGCTGATCGCCGACGTGGCCCGCCGCTACGGCAAGACGGCAGTGCGGCACGGTTGGCAGCCGCAGGGGTCGACGACGATCGGCGTGATCGGGCATCGTGACGTGCCCGGGCAGGCGACAGCCTGCCCACAGTCCATGTGGCAGCGTCTCGACGAGCTGGCCAGCCGGGCGGACACGATCCTTCGCGGACACCTGGAGCCGCCTCCTGCTGCTCCGCTCGCCGGTGCCACGCACAAGGTGCTCGCGGGTGAGTCCCTGTGGAGTATCGCCCGGAAGCTGTTGGGTGACCCGAACCGCTGGCCGGAGATTCAGGCAGCGAACGGCATCCGCAACCCGAATCTGCTCCGTGTCGGGCAGGAGCTGATCATCCCGGGCGCCACCACGGCGAAGCCTGTCACGGTAGGTCTCACGTGGGGAGGCAAGGCCGTGTTCACTGGCACGCGCGACTACACCGGGAGGCTCCTCAACCGGTCGGTGATCGGCGGCACCTTCGACGTGATCGAGATTCGCGGTGACCGTGTCGTCATCGGCCACGGCAAGGCTGTCACTGCCGCTGTCCACGCCCACGACTTGAAGCCGGTGTGACCATGGTGGAGAAACTCGCGGCGCGCGTGGACACGGTGCGCATGATCTGGGTCGACGTCGCGCTGGTCATCGGCATCATCTCGATGGTGGTGCCGATCGACCTGTGGTCGATGAACCTGACACGTTTCAGGGTGATCTTCGACTGGGTCGTTGTCGTCTTTGCTGTCCTGCTTCTCGCCCACTTCGTGCTACGGCTGCTGCTCCACTGGCAGCGCCAGCCATGGCCGTACCTTGGCGTTTTCACCCTGAGCGTCATCGCCGTCTTCGATTATGCCGCTTCCGTCCAGTCACACTGGCTGACCGGGGTCTTAGGTGGCGGGTCCCTCGTCGTCGCCGTTCTATCTTTCGTCTGCTGGCGGGTTGTTGCCGCGAAGGTCGGACATGAATGGAGAACGACATGCGCTTCATCGACCCAGCTCAGCTATACGCGCTGATAACGGCCGTGATCGTGGCTGCGGTGTCCTCCACAGTGAAGGGCATCGTCGATCACATCATGGCCGAGCATCACAAGCCACGGAAACGCCGCTAGCATATGGAAACGGCCCCGCCCACTATCACTGGGCGGGGCCGCTTTCGGCGTCTCTAGACGGACAGCAGGTCGAACGCCCGCTGTTTCAGCTCGATCACGGCTGGGCTCGTTAGGACACGCTCAGCGCGGGCCGCAGGAGTCTTCGCCCACGCGTAGTGGTCTGCGAACTCGACGATCGCCTGATACCCGGCGTAGCGGGTGTTCCGAACGTCGGCCTGCGTCTCAGCCTCGGAGAACAGCCGCCCGAGGGTGTACTCCCGGTCACGGAACCGCTTCGACGGGGTAACACCGATCTCAACCGGCCAGATATCCCGGACGAGGTCCATGAACTCGTCCGCCTCCAGCTGCTCCTGGACCATTTTCTCTAGCTCGACCTGGAACTCCTCAACGTACCGGAACGTCAGGCCCAATGCGTCCCGGGCTTGCTTCAGGGTGTCACGGACGTTCGTCGTGTGCCGCACCTGGAACGACGACCGTGCTGCCCTCAGCGCTGCCGCCTGCGTGTTCGCGCACACCACCCTCACCGGCGTGACCAGGAGCGTGAACGCCCGGCTTCCGTCATGGCTGTTCAGCGCCGCGATGTAGGTGTCGATGCGGTCGATGCCGCCGACCTCGATGTGCTCCGGCAGTTTCATCGTGACGAACGTCTGACGCCCACCCCGGAGGCTCCCGGCCGTCTCGAAGTGCGCCCCACCCTCGTGCACCAGCGAGTCGAGGATGTCGCAGTGTTCCTCGTTCTGGATCGGCGTGTACTGCTCGCCGACGACCCCCAGCACCTCGGGCTGTCCGGTGAACGGGGACGTGCGGACCGTCGCGTAACGCTCCGGCACCTCCAGCGTGTCAACCCCGTCGTCACCGATGACGGTCGCGCTCAGCGGCGACTTCCTGACGTTCCAGCCGCCCAGGTGGGCGTGCTCCATCGCCTCAGCGGCCGTGAAGCTGTGGTCGAGGGTAACTCCGAGGGCGTGCCACGCTGACACCCTCGCTGTGACGAAAGCCGTGCGGCTCCCATCGGTCTCTAGTTCATGCATTCCTGTTGCCTCCTTGCGGCGTTGTATTTGTTGTTGCGGATCCGTGCGCACTCTCGACAGCGGCGGCGACCGCCCTTCAGGCTCGTGTTCGCTTCCGTGAACTCGTGGCCACGTGGGCAGTGGGTCCATCGTGATCGGTAGTGCATCCCCTTCTCATAGAGAGCACCGCCGGGGACACGGCCACGGGTCGTGTTCTCGCGTCCTGTGACAGGCTCAAGGTGATCAGGGTTGACGCATCGGCGGTTACGGCAGAGGTGGTCGAGCGTGAGACCAGTCGATATTGGCCCGACGAGTAGCTGGTAGGCCACTCGGTGAGCCAGGAGCGTCTGTCCGTCGTGTCCACCGGCTCCGATATGGCCGTACCCACCTGGTGTGGTGCTTCCTGTCCACTCCCAGCACGCGCCTGTGAACCGAACCTTGGCCCAGAATCTGTCCCACAGTGGCCTGCGCTCGATGGTCACGTCTCCGTCCCTCCGTTGTGTCGTGTGCCGGCTCCCTGCCCGCACATGCACAGTCTAATCTAAGTCAGGCGCAAAGTCCACTCCGAGTAGACGGGCACGGTAGGGCAAGCCGGCACATACCAGGACGAACATCATGACCTCTCATGAAGCCACACGGTGGAGTTCCGCGTTCAAAGGACATGAGGTCTACTATCTGCCTGTGACTAGGGCATATGTCTACACGCGCGTCAGTCTTGACCAGACCGGCGAACGGCTCGCCGTCACCAGGCAGCGGGAAGCGTGCCTCGCGATCGTCGCGGCTCGCGGCTGGACACTCGCTGGATCACACGAGGACAACAGCATCAGCGCCAGCGACTCTCAGAAGGCACGACCAGGGTACGACGCGCTCTGCCGGGACTTCGCAGCCGGACTCTTCGACGCGCTCGTCGTGTGGGACCTGGACCGTCTGACCCGACAGCCGCGTCAGCTTGAGGACTGGATCGATGCCGCCGAAGGCCGTGGGCTGGCGATCGTGACCGCGAACGGGGAGGCCGACCTGACGACCGACGCCGGGAGACTGTTCGCGAGGATCAAGGCTGCCGTCGCCAGGTCTGAGGTCGAGCGGAAGTCCGCGCGCCAGTCGGCTGCGCAGCGTCAGCGGGCCGAGCTGGGACGTCCAGCGAAGGGCATCCGCCCCACCGGGTACACGCTCCAGGGGGAGGTCATCGAGGCTGAGGCCCAGGTCGTGCGTGAGCTGTTCTCCCGGTTCGCTGCCGGGGATTCCCTGCTGGGGCTGACGACGTGGCTCGTTGAGTCCGGGGTGCCATCTCGTCGCGGAGGGCGCTGGAATCAGTCATCTGTGCGGGGAATCCTCACGAATGCACGCTACATTGGCCGATCGATCTACGCAGGGCGCGACGTCGGGGAGGCTCAGTGGGAGCCGATCATCGACGTCGCGACGTTCCACGCAGTCCAGGCACGCCTGTCCGACCCGAGACGCCGAACCCAGACCGGCACAGCCCGTAGGCATCTCGGGTCGGGCGTGTATGAGTGCGAGTGTGGGCTGACGATCAGGGCATCGTCGGGTCTGATCTACCGGGGTGAGCATGTCCACCGGTACACGTGCCGGTCGGCGTGTTTCTACCGGTCCGGGCCGCAGGTCGACATGTTCGTCCTCGCGGTGATCAGGGCGAGGCTGGCGCAACCTGACCTGGTCGGGCTGCTCACCCAACCAGCCGACCGGGGGCAGCTGAGAGCGCTCGCTGAGGAGCGCGCCCAGCTGCGTCACCGGCTATCCACTGTGGAGGCCGACTACGATGCTGGGCTGATCGACGGGCGACGCCTGAAGGCCGCGACCGATACGGCGAACACCCGCCTGGATGAGATCGCCCGCGAGGAGGCACGCCTAGGTGCGTCGTCACCGGTGCTGTCCGCACGGGATCCGGTCGCGGCGTTCGATGCGGCTCCGCTAGCGATCAGGCAGCGCACCGTTGGGCTGCTGGCGAGGATCGTCCTGCACCCTGGTGCGCGTGGTCGTCAGCGGCTCGACCCATCCACTGTGGACGTGATCTGGCGAAACTCGTAGGCACCAGTTTTGTTTGCCCTAGTCACAACGGCGTGTCGCGTCTAGGGAAATTAGACATTGAGGGGGATGGATGCTAGAGTAGGTCATGTCAGGGGGGAAGTCCCCCAGATAGAGAGGAAGACATGAACACCACCACCAAGACCTACAAGCTCTACCGCAAGGGCTACTCCGCCGCTATCTCCACCGAGGGCGACAAGTCCTTCAACCGCATCAGCGTGTGTGACGAGTTCACCACCGACATCCCCGCCCAGCTGCTGACGGTCGTCAAACTCTACGTCGAAGACCGCCTTGCCATCCAGGACGGTACGCTCAATGTGCTGGCCGTGTTCCAGGTCAGCGGGTCTGCCAACTACCCGACGAAGAACAGCGGCCCGGTCCGCCACGTCTCGGTGTTAACGGGTGACACGGAGTACCGGTGGGCGGTTAGCGGAAACTTCGCGGCCGTCGATGTCCGCGTATGGGACGCCTACAATGTCACGACGCCCAAACCTGAGACGTGCGCCGTCTGCGGGGAGACAGTTGACCCGTACCAGAAGTACTTCCGCTACGAGGCCTGCACTGCGTACAAGGGCCTCGACGGCAAGTGGCGTCACTGTGACTGCGCCGACGCTGAGAGCACGTCGCGGCGGCTGGAGTCTGAGGCTAAGGACGCGGCTTACCTGGCGGCGCTGGCATCCTGACCGCTACAGCCCTGGCGTAGACCATAGCCCAGGTGCAAGTCCTGGGCAGGGCACGAAGGGCCGGAGCACCCGGCCCACCAAGGGAGGACACCATGAACGACATCCAGTGGTACAGGTCGCAGCTTCGCACTAGTGGAGGACGGCTGTTCGACCACATGTGGGCGGCTGAGCCGTACGAGTACGGCGACATAGAGCTGTGGTTCGAGGCCGAGTTCATCGGCCTGGGCGGAGAGATGACCACCCTGTACATCGAGGAAGCTTCCAGCATCGGCCAGACGCAGAAGTCCACGGTCATCTGCCAGAACAGCGAGGCCGCGCGCGTCCACGCGGAGCGCATGTACAAGGCTTGGCGCGAGCGCATGGACTGGTACTTCAGCGACCGCAACCCACTGCGCGGCCACGAGCTGAGTCGCTCCGGGTATTGGATCGATGGAACAGCGTGGCGGACAGCGGCAGCCTGAGAACGGACGACCTCAGGCCCGGCCTAGTGCCGGGCCTTCGTCATCCGTCCACTGGCGCATTACCGTCTGGTCGTCTACCGTGAGACGGCATGACGGACATCGTGGACGTCGTCGCCGACCTGGTCGCTCATGCGCCACCGCTCACGCCGAGGCAGCGCTCCGACCTCGCTGCCCTGCTCACCTGTGCTTCGCTACAGTCTCGACCATGTCAGCCACGAGCACGAGAGTCGCCTCGTCCAGCTCTCGAAGCCGTTCGACGACTCTAGCCATCGTGGAGTCGTCCTGGTAGTACACGTCCGCGTACCCGGCTGAGCCGAGCGCGGCACGCTCCACTGTGGCCAGTGGGATGCGGAGACCACGGGCGATCTTCTCGCACGTGTCATGCCGGACGAGGTAGTCGGACTCGACCTGGGCTAGCTGGCCGATCTTCGCCTTCGATAGCCCGGTGCGGCGTGCGATGTCTGCGTAGGAGTCGCCGGTCTTGTCCTGGTGCTCTCGGATCAGCGCGGCGAGTGTCGCGATCACGTGTCCTCCTCCAGGGGGTGTGACCACCAGCCTAGCGGATCGTCTATCCGGCGCGTGACAGGCTAGTACTCCACGATTGGACATTGACTCCCGTCACGGTCTAGAGTGTCTACCGTGAGTGCATCAATCGGTAGAGTGCGAGGAGACATGATGAGACGAGCGAAGAAGCCACCGAAGGTGGCCGTTCCGGTCGTGGTGCTCAAGCCCGGCGTGCTCCGAGACCTGCTGGAGTCGGCTGGGCTTCGGAGCGTCGGTGCTCTGGCGACGCGCGTCCAGGCCGTGCATGGCAAGCCGGGGCGTGCCACCGTGTACAACCTGGCCCAGTTCGCCGGGTCGTACGGGGTGCGCCTCCCTCAGGCGGAGAACATCGCCGATGTCCTGGGTGTTCCGGTGCACATCGCGTTCAGTCACGCGGATGGCGCACAGCTACGGCGAAACTCGTAGGCACCAGTTTTGTTTGCCCTAGTCAATGCCGCGTTTCCAATTAGGCTAGACGACTGGGATAGAGTAGAGTCTATCTTGTGAGGGGGAGAGGCCCCCGAAGAGAGGAAGACATGAGCACTTCACTAGAGGTCATCAGGATCAGGACCAGGATCGGAATCCAGTGGATCGTCCAGCCAGCCGACGCGGACTGGCTGCTGGCCGAGGAGGCCTGGGACCACGCATGGTTCCGGAGCTACAGCGAAGATGAGGCCAAGGCTTGGGCGGTGGCGGAATGAACACCACATGGAGGCTTATCAAGACGGTAGGAACATACCGCGAGGCCGAGGCGATCATGAACAGCAGGCCAGTCGGTACAACCAGGATCACCGGCTACATCCGAGACGACAACACCCGCGAGTACAGGGTAGACGCCAAGGTCGTGATCAGGTGACCATGCCATTCAAGCCCGGCGTCGTCTACGACCTCGACGAGGAGACGTACCACGCGTCGCGTGACTCGCTCAGCTCCAGCGGGGTGAAGACGATCCTAAGCAGCCCGCGGCGCTTCCGCTACGAACTGGCCCATCCGGTCGAGCAGACCGACGCCATGAAGTCAGGCTCGTACATGCATGCACTGATCACGGGGCAGGATCACCCGTACGTCCGCAAGGACTGGAGTCTCGCCACGACCGAGGGGAAGGCGCGCGCGGCTGAGGCTGCACAGCTCGGTCTCATCCCGATCCCGCCTGCCGCGTACGACGCGGCTGAGGAGATGGCCGGGGCGATCCTCGGTGACCGGCACGCCGCGGAGCTGCTGTGCGAGGGCGAACCAGAGGTCAGCGTGTACGCGGTCGATGAGACGTTCGGCGTGAACTGCCGGGGACGCATCGACTGGTGGTGCCCCGATCACACGATGCTCGACTTCAAGCGCGTGTCGACGGCCGACCCGTCCGGGCCGCTCCAGCGTCTCATGGCCCAGCGCGGATTCGCCGTCCAGCAGGAACACTACGACGGGATCGTCCGCGAACTCGGCTACCGTCCGGAGCACTTCTGGTTCATCTGTGTCGAGCCAGAGCCGCCCTACAACGTGTCCGTCGTAGAACTCGACGGTGAGTCCAGGGCAGCCGGTAGAGCGGCCTGCCTGGTCGCGTACGAGACTTACCGAGACTGCATGGCATCGGACCTGTGGCCGACATGGCGCCAGGGAGATGCACCGATGACTGTCACACTGCCACGCTGGGCGCGCGGCGAGGTGTACGCGTAACCGAATCGTCCAACCGCAATAAACGAAAGGTAAACATGAACACAGAGAAACCAGCCGACAGGATCAAGCACGCGACGCTCGTGGAAGCGCTCTCGGCAGCGCAGGGGGAGTTGCCGGAGATCGCGAAGACAAGGACAGCGAACGTCAAAACCAAGACGGGCTCTGACTACAGCTACCGGTACGCGGATCTCGCGGACGTGTCAGCTGCCGTCCTCCCGATCCTCGCGAGGCACGGCCTCGCGTTCATCTGCTCCACTCGCATGCTGGAATCAGGGTTCATCCTCGACTACGCGCTCAGGCATGAGTCAGGGGATTCGATCGTGGGCGTCTACCCACTGCCGGACCCTACCAGGTACACGGCGCAGGAGGTCGGCTCCGCCATCAGCTACGCGAAACGGTACGCGCTGTGCGCGGTGACTGGTGCGGCACCACGTGGTGATGACAAGGACATGCCGAAGACCACCGCTGGGCGGATGCGGCAGGCCGCTGAGGAGATTCGCGAATCGCCCGAGTGGCAGGCTGAGCAGGCCGCGAAGTGGCAGCCGATCCTAGAGCGGGCGCTCACGTTGACGGATGCGCGCGCTATCCAGCAGCTGATCACGGACGAGATGCGACGCGCACCAGGTGACGTGAAACGGGCCGTCATGGCACACCTCAACGCGGTACGCAACGGCCATGTGCCCGATACCAGCTACGTGCCGGATACCGGGGCTATGTTCCCGGAAGGCAACCCGTCATGAGCGAGCTAGGTGGGGTTGTGTGTATCGCAATCATGGGGTTCGTCGGAGCGGCGTGCTGCGCCGGGATGGCGGTCGATGACCGACGTCGCTGCGAATGGCTACTGGCGCGTGGCGACACCGCGTGCGCGGTCGCTCTCGGACTCATCGGCGTGGCGGCTGTTATCGCCGCATGGGCGAAGACTGGGGTAGCGGCATGAAACGACTGACTGGATTCGAAGCGGCGGTCGTCACACTGGCGCTGCGGACGCTGGTCCGCTACCTGCGTGATGTTCCTCCCGGTGAGGTGGAGCGCACCGTCATCGTCGAGTCAGATGACGGACGGATCATGGAGACGGTTAGCGCTAACCACCTGGATCGTCTCGCGGACGCGTTCGAGGCTGGGAAGGTGACGTTCCGATGAGCGACACATCTGACTGGAACCCGGTCCAGGTCGAAAAAAAACTGCTTGAGATCGTGAACCGTCTCGCGAAGGGTGTGCTCATCTGTGACACCGCATACAAGGCCTTCCTGCGCGCCGACCACGACTACGACCTGGCCTACGCCCGCGCATGGATGGGAGCCGATGGTGCGATCGCCGGGAAACGCTACGCGGCCGAGATAGCCACCGAGCACGAACGGAACGCCAGGGACGCGGCCGACGCCGCCTACCGGCTCGTCCGTGACCAGCGGGAGGCGCTGAACGCCGAACTGGAGGCATACCGTTCAGTCGGCGCGTCCGTGCGGCAGGCGTACGCCGTTGCAGGGGTAGGTGAACGCTAATTATGATCAGGTACAAGGCTCGGCATGCGATGCCCTGGTGTATTGACATGCTGCTATCCGTACAGCAATTCCTGCTGTACATGAAGCTGCCATATTACAAGCGTGCCAAACTGGCATGCAAAAACAAAGGGAGGAAACCATGAAGAGAATGATCGCGGCGGCACTGCTGGTGCTGTCGGTTGGAATGGCATGGATCGGTTCACAGCCTGTCGGCTGTGGAGCATGCCAGGTGCTGTACACGGGCAGTGATGCGGTGGTGCTGCCTGATGAGTGAGTCAGCAGCACAGCGGCGTCGTGGACGCCGTGAGGTCCGTGTCCTGTACTATATGGAGCGTGACATCGACCGTCAGGTACGCGAGCAGAAGGCGAACTTCGCTGAAGCGTATGGAATCAGGTACCGTTTGAAGCCAACTAGGTATGGTGTCATCGACCAAGTGAATGGATTGCCATTCGGGTACGTCACTGACGTTTCGACTATGTACGGGACGAAATGGCTAGCGGAAGCTGCGGTATCGCACAGTTCGTCGAGCGTCACATCAATCGACGGAGAATTCAGTAGCCGGGCGAAGGCCGTGAAGGCTGTACTCAAGGCTCGCTATGCCGGCCACGTCTAACACGAGTAGCCGCGCTGTTCAGTCGGTTTCACCGCTGGAGGCAATCGCTAACTGGGCTAAGCGCGGAGCCTTCTGGGCTGAGCTACAGGCCGACCATGAGGCAGCCGACATGATCAGGGCGCTCGGGCATCGGCTCGGCGAGGGATGGAAGGCTCACCATGAGCAAACCTGACCACCAGTGGATACAGATACGGCGGTTGGCGCTGGAGCGTGACGACGGCACATGCCAGGTCTGCGGCGGGCCAGCTTCGGACGTCCACCATCGGAAACCACGGTCGATCGGCCCGTCCACAGTTGACCGGTATGGGCTCGCGAACCTGGTGTCGGTGTGCCGCCGATGCCATCAGGCACTGGAACACCGTCCGATGTCGTCATTCGAGCTGGGCCGTCTCGTGCACGCGAGCGCAGTGTCAGAGCGGATCCCGATGTTCGGAATCGACGGATGGACGCTGTACGCGCAGGACGGCACGAAACGCCGAGCGACACCTGGAGAGATCAACGCATGGAAACATCTGTGCTAGAGTGGATCATGACAGGCGACGGCCAGTCTTCGAGAGCGGGTGCCCGGTCTAACGCCTTGCACCGGGCACCCGCCAGGCTTCCAGCAAGGCGAGCAAGGCGCTTAGCATGACTGCACCACCAACATCGGCATCGCTGCCGGTAGATTATGTACGCATCTCATTCGAGGCACTGGACCTACTCGACGGCGACTTCGCTGCCGCGTTCGTGTGGCAGCGCATCGTGTGGCGAGCACAGGCCGAGTTCCGTGACGGATGGTGGCGGGCAACCGTGGACGAGGTTGCCACTGATTGCCATGTCTCGTTGAAGACGGCGAAGCGTGTCCTCGCGAAGTTGAAGTCGCGTGGATGGCTTGAGACACGGCAGGAACGAGCCGAGCACTGGGACCACACCATCTCGTACAGGCCGGTGTTTCGGGACCAATCGATAGGTACCGTACGGGACCAATCGATAGGTACCGCAGAGGACCGTTCGGATGGTACCGTACGGGACCAATCTTCAATGAGAGAAGACTCAGAAGACAATCTAGAAGACACTTCGTCCGCTGACGCGGACGCGACGCGTGGCGACGTCGAGGCACTGTGCGTCCTGCTGGCTGACAGGATCGCGCAGAACGGCTCGCGACGGCCGACGATCACGAAGGCGTGGAGAACCGCGTGTCGCCTGCTGATCGACCGTGATGGGCGCACACCGGACCAGATCGCGAAGGCGATCGACTGGTGCCAGTCTGACGAGTTCTGGCGGTCGAACATCCTGTCAATGCCGACACTCCGCGCCAGGTACGACCAGATGCGCCTACAGGCATGCCGCGCGAAACCGAACAGCGAGGAAGCCAGGCGACGCGAGTGGGATGAGGCCCTGGCCGAGGCGAAGCGGATGCGAGGCGAAGCATGAACACCGACCAGGTACGAGACCTGCTAACACTGTGCGCCACCTACGACAACAGGAAGCCGAACGCTGCCGTGGTCGCCGAGTGGTCCGAGGTAATGGAAACCGTCCGCTACGAGGACGCCACCCAGGCCGTCCGCGACTACTACGCGACGCTCCAGGCCGACCCGTTCGTCAAACCAGCACACATCCTGCGCGGCGTATCCGAGATACGTCGACGCCGTGAGGAAGCTGACGCGAAACGCCAAGCCGCCGCCGGTCTGCTCCCGAACGAGCGCAGGTGCCGCTGGTGGAGACGTTGCCAGTGCACCCACAGTGCATGTTTCGACGGCTGGATGGATGAGCTGGAGCACCGCACCGGGCCCGGTGGGCGCGACTACGTGTTCGCGGTCCGCTGCTGTCGGTGCGAGGAGGCCATGCCGAAATGAGCCCGATCAGAACTTCAGAGCGTGGTCGCTACCCGGCGAACTGGGATGCGATCAGGACTGGCATCGTGGTGCGGGCTGGATTCCGCTGTGAGTGCCGTGGTGAGTGTGGGACCGACCACAGTGGACGATGCTGGAACCGTCACCGCCGGAGCATGCAGTCAGGAGCTATGTGCATCTTGACGGTTTCCCACCTGGACCACACGCCTGAGCACTGCGACCCGTCGAACCTGCGGGCCATGTGCCAGGGATGCCACCTGCGCTACGACCGTGACCATCACCGTGAGACGAGGATGCGGACGCGTGCCCAGGAACAGGCCGATGCTGGACAGGGGTTACTGCCGTGGTGACCTTCGATGATCTAGCGATCGTGTACACGTCCACCGAGGTCGGCCACGGTCACACACCGATGGCGTTCATGAACCTCCAAGTGGCGATGGCGTACTGCTCGGACGACCGGACGAAAGGGAAGCGGTACGGGTACCAATGGGCGACGTTCTGGCAGTTGGTCGGAAATTATTTCGGTGACGGCTGGTATCAGACGGACGACCTGCGTAAGATCATCGATACTATACGTGACGACGGTCGCTTCCCCGAGTACGAGCGGGTCACGAACGATGAGGCGTTGAGGATCATCGCTGACAGGCTGGCTCATGACAGACACGAGGCGAAAGTGGCGGCGGCGATGGCACCGGCGCCGATGCAGGACAGCCTGTTTGAGGTGGCGTCATGACGTGGATCGAGGAGCAGCAGACGGCAGTGCTGGACGTCGCCAGGATCTACACGCGTCTGCGCGTTGGAAGCGTCGGAGGGTTGACGAACGCGATGTCGTCTGGTCAGGTTCGTCACACCGCACTCGCATCACCGGAGCTACCAATCGACCCACGCCCGATCGACCTCGCGAAGGACATCCGTCGCTGGTCTGAGGACGCCGACTCGCTGACTCGTGGCACGCTGCGTCTCGGCGTGAGACGTCATCTCGTGACACCACAGCTCCGACTCCAGACGGTGGCCGATCTACTCCCGCAGGTGGAGCAGGCCGACCCAGACCTGGCCCGCGACCTGGGAAAACAGGCTCACAGGCTACGCAACCGGTGGCAAACCATCATCAACCAGGCTGAACCGGAATGGATCAGCCTTGACCAGGCGTGCACTGAGTGCGATGGTCCCCTGAGGGCATCCACCAGCGACTGGCATGTGGAGTGCGTGGCCTGTGGAGCCGTGTGGACCCAGGACGCGATGTTGCGGGCGTTGGAGGCGGTCCATGGATGACTGGTCTGAGGTGATCGAGGGGACGAGCCTCGGTGAGCAGGTTCGTGTCCACGGGCTCGACGGGGATGTGACCGCTAGGGCTGCGTGGGATGACGAGCGTGGCGTGCAGGTGCTCCTGGACTCGTTCGTGACGCTGACTCCGCGGCAGGCTGACAGGCTCGCTAATGTGCTTCACCGGCTGGCGCACGTGGCCGGTCCATCGTCTGACTAGCGCAGACGAGACTGGTCGCACCAATTTACCGTCATGATTAGACATGAGCGTCTATCCGTGCTAGAGTTGATCTTGTCAGGGGGAGGTCCCCAGACAGGGAGGAACACATGAACACCAAGGAATCACTCAGGACATACGGCGAGGCCCTGATCAACATCGCGGAGCATCTCGATGACAACAGCCCCGGGACGAACGAGACAGCTCTCTACGCGATCGTAGATGCTCTCAGGACCATCCACGGCGACATGTACCGTCAGTTTATCGCCGAGGCGGTGGCGCGATACAACGCCGAGGCGGTGGCGGCATGAGCGGCCTGGATGACATGGAGGCCATCATGATCGCACGCCTGGACGCTGACATCGAGCAGGCCGAGATGGACGCGGGCGGTGAAGCCTACTACGCGGCGAAGCGGTCTGGTCGTTGTCCGCACGGGGCAACTCAGCATCTCAGGTGCCGTGACTGTGGACGCCAGTTCAGGTCGGAGGATGAGTGGTTCTACGCGATGGACGAGGCGGTGGCGGCATGAGCACCGGGTCGACGGTCACGATTAGCAACGTGTGTGGCGACGTGCTGTACACGTCAGAATCCGCGACCGACGTGTGCGACGCGCTCATGCAGGCGAAGTTGGACCACGCGGACCTGCGCGAGGCGAACCTGCAGGGGGCGAACCTGTGGGATGCGAACCTGCAGGGGGCGAACCTGCAGGGGGCGAACCTGTGGGATGCGAACCTGTGCGATGCGAACCTGCACGGGGCGGACCTGCGCGGGGCGGACCTGCAGGGGGCGAAGAACATCCCAGAACTGGCCGCTGCGCAGCTGATCATCGTTCCTGATGGGGACCTGATCGTCTGGAAGTTCGCCTATGGCATAAACTATGGTCGAATTCTAGTGAGACTACGCATCCCAGCCGGAGCGAAGCGGTCGAACGCGACCGGTAGAAAATGCCGCGCTGAGTATGCGGAGGTCCTGGCCATCGAGACAACCGATGGGAAGCCGTACGACGGCAAGGCCATCTCCTGGTATGACAGGTCGACGGTGTATGAGGTTGGGGCGACCGTCAAGCCGACCGAGCCTTTCGACGATGACAGGTGGAATGAATGCTCTAGCGGCATACATTTCTACCTGACCAGGTCCGAGGCGGTGGCGCCATGAGCGATCAGGTTGAGGAGTGGGGACGGCTCCTGATGCCGTTCATGAACCCTGACAATCTACGAACATGCCCGACTGTTGCCGAGCATCAGGTGGCGAAGTCTGCCGCGAAGGCACGCAAACTGGGTTCGTTGAAGCGGTGGTTCGCGGCGAAGGGCCTGAGCGGGTGTGGTCCGAAGCTTGACAAGATGGTGAAGGGGTGGATGTGGTGAGCGACCAGCCGTGGAAGGTGACGGGTTGCCCGTACGGGATGGCCCTTTACACGATCCGGGATGACCGGCGTTTCATCATCGTGGATGAGGGGGAATTGTGTCTGATGTGGAGCGTAGCGGTGAAGGACCGTGACGGGTGGACGTCGGTAGGGCATGGGATGGTGTATTGGAAGGACCGCGAAGGCCGCTGCTACATAAGGTCAGCTCTGCCTACCGAGGCCGACCGTGCACGCTGCCGCTGTGAGGCGAAGCGGGCGGCTCTGCGGGCGTGGGCGTCTCGTAGTCCATTAGCAGACGATGAGGTGACGTCATCGTGAGTTACGCGCCGATCCTGGAGTGCACATCGTGTGGTGTGACGTGCCGCTGGAGCAGCTGGGATGGGGACGCGATCCGCGTCTCTGCCCGTCATGCAAGACGAAAACTGAAGGGAAGAACATGAACGTATCCAATGAGGATGGTCGGCTGCGTGCTGCTGTTGTGGCGCTGCGGGAGTGGCTGTCTGAGCATATGAAGGCTGGTGGACGCGATGCCTGAGACGAGGACGAGTGCACGCGAGTGGGCAGAGTGGGCAGAGAGAGCTGCCGATGATGGTAGATCGTGCCAGGTGACGATGCAGGCCCTGGTCGCTATCGCCCTGGAGATGACAGACCCGGTACAGCACGCGGAAATAGCTGAGATGCGTCGTCTACAGGTTGAGGCGTTACGGTTACAGATCGCAGCGCCGAGGGGCATCGAGGGGCAGTGGCGGGATTTCGTGGCATGCTATGAGGCCACCGTCAGGCAGGTGGTCGAACAGCTTCGCTCCATCGTGGGTGACAGGCCAGTCCCCGTCTACAACGCCGCCGGCAGCTACCTCGGCTGCGCTGGGCATGAGGACGAGCACCGGACTCTCGGGGAACGCGCCTACACCGATGACCGTGAGTCCGGGCACTGCTACCCGCACCATCCGTGCTACCGGTGCGACCCACCAGTCGACGCGCAGGACGTACGCGATGCCATCACCACACTGGAGACGCTGGTAGGTGGGGCGTTTCACGTAGCCACAAACCTAGATTGGGGGAAATGATGAGCGGCGAGACATCGATCACGCTGATCGGCAACCTGACTGCCGACCCGGAGCTGCGGTTCACACCGTCAGGCGTGGCTGTCGCCAAGTTCACGGTCGCCTCCACACCGCGCACGTTCGACCGCGAGTCCGGACAGTGGAAAGACGGCGACGCGATGTTCCTGGCCTGCTCGGTGTGGCGGCAGATGGCCGAGAACGTGGCCGAGTCGCTGAACAAGGGCATGCGGGTCGTCGTGTCCGGACGGCTGCGCTCGCGCAGCTACGAGGACCGCGACGGCGAACGCCGCACGGTCTTCGAGGT